TATTAACTATTAACTATCAACTATTTAAAAATTAATTAAACGATCAATGGATATTAATCCACATCAAGTTAACAACGTTTTAACAAACGACTTAGGGATCAAATATTTACAACAACTGCAAACTCAGAATTTACAAAATCTGAATAATGATCCCCTCATCATAGATCAATACCTCAATGATGAACAATATAATACGTTATGCAGTTACGTACATCCGAGACCTGTGCTTTTCTCCGATAAACCCAGGCAATCAGCCCCGCACCCCGTGGCCAACATTTTAAATAAATTAGCGTACACTAACTGCATCAAAATGGCAGAATCATATAATCATGTGATTGACATCGGAGGAACACCTTTAAGAACACCTAAGGAACATCACATTTGTACGCTTATCAATGACACTAAAACCAGCAGTAGATACCGTGAAGCAGCACTCATCGCCACCGCTCATCATTACGATCATCACGACTACTCGTCATTGTTCACAGATCAAAACATGCTTTGCACCAGCGGTGCAGAATGCTGCAGTTTTCAAGCTAACTACGCATATGCAGTTAATGTTTATGATCTCGACATCAATCTCATACCCCAGGTCTTTGCGAACCACGGGTTACATTTGATGGATATGTGGATGTTTTTACCCACATCTCTGGTCGACATCGATTACGTAACAGAAGAAGATCTTTACAAAGTAAAATACGATGCATATAATAAACGGACCATTTTTACATTAAACGATTCATGCGACGCATATATCCACGACGCAGAAAATTGGCGCAAGTATCTGACGACAGTGGCATTTTCCTGCGGCAACTTCAACATTAACGTCGAACATAAAATCAATTATAAATCTTTTTACAACATAAGATTTGTAAGAACAGAGAAATTGCCGATTGTCAATCGACTTCGCATCATACCTTATTCTTTAATGGTCAGCGATGTCAAAGTACCCAACATGGTAGACTACTTTATGAATCGAAAAACAGTCAGCAAACCGAAATATTTACGCGTATCCTCAGGTTACGTTAAAAGAGCAATATCTTACGGTTGCGCCATGACCGACAATCATTTTAAATACAACGAGTTTGCATCGTATTGCAATTCAATTAAAAACTCAGTTGTTTTCAAGAAAGGTAACAAAGAAGAGATGGTCTACACAGGCATCGACCCGACCACAGAAGAATACGACGAATTGATTATGTCATTATATCTGATCTGCGCATTAATGCGCTACGACAGAACACAACTTATCGGCAAAGCAATAACCTTCATGAAAGATAACCAATTACCGGACAGTCTCTTCGATTTCTCAATCGCAAATTTATTCCGAAGACATTACGTTAAATTCAAACATTTTTTAAAGAAAGAACTGGTAGAAAGATTCCCAATCATGTTTGGTACCAGATGCAAAAAATGCGTAGGACGCGGTAAAGTTATCAGCAAAGACATCATAGCCGGCAAAACAGTGTTGACGGAAAAACCATGTGAAGAATGTGACGGTGAAGGTGAAGGTGTCAGCTTCATGCCGAAAGATTTTATTTATGAACTTAAAATCGAAGCGCCTAAAGATAAAGAATTCTCGGACATCATTTACCGTCAAGTATATGGCATATTCATGAGGTACAGCAACGCCACAGATTTCAGTCAGCGCGTATTCAAACAAAAACCAGCGCCGAAGAAAACGGAAACATTCAAAACGAATGCCGCCACCAGAATCACTAAGCCTGACGAACCTCTAATGCTCTCCCCTCGCTGCAAAATGACAAAGATAGATGTACCATGTGCACCAGGTTATTGCGCGGCTGCTGCGATCTCCCATTTTATATCATTCGACAAAGAGAGTCTTTATTGGGCAAATGACACAGACATAGCGCAAGCATTAGATAACATCAAAACATCGTACGTTATACATCAAGAAGGAACACCGATTAGAAAGAAAAACCACGGCAGCAGAGCAGTGGTGCGTTTAGATCTTTCGCAAGCGCATTGGACAGCGGCTGACTGCGATTGTGCGGTAAATTTCCACATAGGCAACTACGATCAACTACCTAAAGATGCATCATGCATTTATGTCAATTGCGCAAATCAACATTTGTCGGATGGCGCAGGTCAAGCGGCTGTCTTCAGAGCCATGTTCCCGAATTATGATACAGGTATGGTCAAACCGATTCAAACACCATTCACCTACATCAATCATAACGGGCATGAATTAGTCATAGCTATAGCCGCATCAGTCAAAAGAAAGGATCAACTTAAAACCGGCGAAACCATAGATTACAATTTGATCCACAGAACATTTAATGATATTTTCAAAAACCTCCAGCAATTATCAATGAGCATCAAAAAGAAAGTGTATTTACCATTAATGGGCTGCGGGTTATATAACAACCCCTTATGCTGTTTCAAAACCGCCTTGTCCAAATACGACTTCGAACACGATTTGTGTTTCTTCGACGATAAACAGAAAATAGCATTTGAGCACACGAGATTTTGTAACCACGGAGGTTATTATATTCATAAAACCGCAGAAACATACACCAGCGCTAAAAAGGAAAACATTGATTGGTCCGTTCTAACGGACAAAGTGGCAGAAGACCACATGCGAACGAAATTCGAGGAGATATGTAGAATCATTAAGAAAGAAATGGACATCCCAGAAGACGAAGACATAAACAAGGTAACCATCACAGAGCTATCAGCTGCGCCGGGTCATTTCGCGGCTTACGCGAAGAATAAAAATCTCAGATGGGAGTCCCATTATTACACAGGTCAATGCTCAACGAATTGGGCACGCATGATGGTCAACAACATAGAGGCCGACAAACCGACGATGGCTTATTCGGATTTCATGACCCATATTAATACCTTGTGCAACGGCGAAGAGAGAAAAACTAATGTTTACATATATGATCATCCCCTGAATGAAGACACATTACCTGCAATTTTCCATCTCGCTACGAATCCGAATATGAACTACCCCAAGATTATTGTCAAAATACTTGGTCATCCTTTCGATAAAGCAGCAAAACTGCTGAACCAAATAACGGATTTCGCAACAGATGGAGAATGGTATGGTACACGCGGCATTAGTAAACACCGGATTTACACCATCGATGGTACACGTGAGTCATCTTCGGAGATTTACATTTGTCTGAGCTTTAAAAACACTCCGTTGACCAAAGGAGATGCATTGGATATGGCAGAAGCAGCGCCACAGCTAGAAATAGCGGATCTCGTCGACGATTCAAAAGCATATAAAATGATAATCAATGATCAAAGCAAGTGCCAATGCAAAAAATATCAACCGAGAGTTAACGCGCATTACAAGATTAAACACAACAGCAAACCAACATCAACAGGCAACAAAACGGAACTTACTATCCCAGTTTATGATGCGCCACCGGGTAACAGGAAAACTCAAGATTTGCTCAAAAATGTCTGCAACAAATGCTGTATAATAGTGTCACCTTACAAGATAATAGCGAAAGATTTGCGTGATCAAAAAGCCAATGGCATGGTCATCGACAATGTAAAGAAACAGCTGGCACGTTACGAAAAGTTGGGTGATCTGACGCATGTCGTAATTGATGAAGTGTTTGCGGTCAACCCACTGGAGATCATAAATATACATCAGTTACTCACAGATAAAAACATCACCTTGAGCGGCATGGGTGATTACGATCAAATCCATTACGTGGACTACAACAACGAAGATATCATCACAGAGCTCGATCGTAAAGGTGAAAAACCGAATATAACACACCGCGTCCCAAGTGCAGTATTGAAATTCATAGGTAAAGCAGCGTTCCCATCAGGCGTTCTCAAAACCAAAAATGAAACATTGGGTGTTGTCGAACATCGAAAAGCAGAAGACTTTGCAAACATCAAAGCATCGAACCCGAACGCAGAAGTGGCCATTGTTTTCACACAGACATCCAAAGAGAATTACAACAATTTGAAAATTCCGGTTGTCACTGCGGGCTCATGTGGTGGTATCACAAGACAAACTGTGCATTTGTATTTACCAGATCTCGTTAAAATTAGAAATGAACAAGTCAGACATCTGTATACCGCAATAACGCGCACGAGCAACAAATTGGTGACTTACGGCGATGAAAGTTATTTGAACATTCTGAACAGCCCCGTCGAACGCATCATCGATGAATTTGTAGCACCGGCAGCACCTGTTGTGTATGTAGAGGACGCAGCATTCGCATCTACCGATTACACGGGCACCACCGTCGAACATCTGGCAGAATCGCATTTGGAACATGAACCGAAACCACATTTGCAAGCAGTGGAGGCAATTTTAGATCGAATCTTCGTACCGACCAATGTTAACAGCCCGAATCTTCTAGGTTACAAGACCAACGTCATCCCGGAGAATGAAGCAGGGCACAAGTTTAAAATGAACATTGATGCAATGAAAGGTAAAGATCTTAAAATACAAGGTAAAAGAATCGCCACCAAACAATATCAGAAATATTACCATGGTAAAAATCACCAGCAAACAGTGTACACCATGATCAAACGTTATGCTAAAAAAGATAAACATATCGGTGAAATAACAGATGCGTATGTTCGAGGGTTCGAAAAATTTCTTAAACCAGAGGCATACGCCTACATGCGGCAACACGCGACCGTAGAAAATTTCACAAAAGCGACGTACGATTACATCAAAGCATTGCAAAAGAAATTGCCTCAAGACGAAATAATCAACACACTTATTGATGCCATTAATACGGATGACGACAAAACCATTTGCTTCATCAACGACGCGAAAAAGAACTGCAAAATTAGAATACGCCGCATAATCGATCAGTTGGTGCAACAGTACGCTGCCAATAGCGTTAACTCAAAGCTAACTAAACTTGGTAAAAACCTTGGGCTTACCACAGAAGAATTAAAACAGGGCGATCTAGAAAAATTAACACAATTGGAGCGTGAGTGGTATGAACCATTTCAATATTTGGTTAAATTCCATCTGAAAAGGCAACCAAAAGAAATCAGAGATCCCGGTTATGACATAAGTGACAAAGCAGGTCAAGGTATATCAGCGTGGTCCAAACTTATTAACATCGTCGTCTCATCTTGTACTAGGTGGTACACAAGCCATATTAAATCTGTTATTAAAGATAATGTGCAAATTTCTACAGGAGAATCAGATCGTAAATTATCAGAGTTTTTCCGCAGTCTTGCACCAAAATTAAATTCAGTAGCAAAAACCAAGATGATGGCGGATTTCAGTGAATTCGATTGCTCCCAAGAAGAAAAAGGGATCGTAGCGTCGACGGCGGTGCTACGCATGATGGGTTGCAACCAGAAGATCCTAGGTTACTACCTCAAAATGAGAGCACAATGGACGCTCTCCTCGATCAGCAACGACGGCCCAGATGATATATCTGTATATTTAGATGGCATATGGAAACAACATTCAGGTCAACCTTTCACATTGGACGGCAACACCATGTTCAATATGATGGCCATGGGCATGTGCTACGACTGGACGTATTTGGACGCAGCAGCATTTAAAGGTGATGATTCAATTCTGCTAGGCGAAGATTTTAAAGAGAGGATATATGACACCACCACTTATATAGAAATAACAGGCTACAAAATAAAAGCATTTTATGTACCTGTTCTAGAATATATATCAAACATCATTACACCGGCAGGAAGATTTTTCCCAGATGTTATTAGACGTGTCAGCAGAGTGGTGTCAAAAATATTCTCAACACAAGTGGATTGGGATGAACAAAGATTGAGCATTGTGGATTCGCTGGATGTCATAGACAACGCTGAAGATATGGAACAAGGTTGCTATGTAGCGGCCAGGTTTTACAATCATTTCGGCATTAAAATTAGCGCGAGTGAAGTGAGGACATTGTTGATGTATTTATACCACATTAAAGAGTTCGAAAATTTAGATGATATACCAACCCAAGATTACGAATTCAAAAATATTAGCGTATCAATTTACGACAAACAATAGATAATTAAACAACCCACAAACAAATTAGTAGTCATAAATTAAGTAATCGGTCATTAAAGCACAGTAGAAAAACCAAATACGTAAAGCTAAATTTTAGCAGTATGCAGTGTTTCGCTGTAGATGAGCACAAGGCGGTATAGTATGTTTGAAGCAAGTAATTGTTGGCTGTTACCTGTTCATGAAAGTACTTGACCGATTACCATCAAATACCAAAATACATAAATATCACAAATACATATAATAAACAAATACATAAATTTAGAAATATTAGTAAATAAAATGATCACTTGAAAAACCAATTTAACAATTATCAAATATTATTACGTATATCATAAAACAACAAATAATCGAACAAAACATGGCCAATTTGCTAAAACTCAAAACAGCGCAATTAAACACTCCGGTTTTAGGCACCATTATCCACAAAGGCGAAAGCATCGACATTAAATGTGAAACAGCTGCGGGACGAGCATGGTTAACTAAATACCTCCATCCGCCCACTGACCCGTTGCCAGGGTTCTGCGGTTTCCCCGACAGAAATTCTATGAGCACCGTACAACTCAATTACAGAGGCGAGAAAGAAATAGCGTTCCAATGCCACAAAGGTGACCGCGAAACACCGCTCGGTCCTGCCACCAAATACACCCAACTTTACCATTGGGGCGCGCGCGCCCCTTGTGTTGGTGTTTGGTACGACAAAGACGGTATAAAACCAGGTTTCGATCCTACTCCTTCCAGCTGGATGATCAACAAGCAATTCGAATACACATCCTGGAACAAAGACATAGAGAAAGCAAGAAGAACATACGGTTCGGTATCCATATACCAAGACGAGACAGCATTCTCCAACCGCGGTGTCATAACCGTGGCTAACTTCAGACCAGATGTTATCGATGTGGAGGTGGGTCCCACAACTACGATTAAAGATCTGGCTTCAGCTTTGAAAGCGGACCCAAAGACCCTCAAAATACCGAGGGGTTTCGTTCGCCGTGAAACATTGCCCAACGCTGTCGAACGCGAGGGATACGAGGTCATCGATATGAACCGCCTCACCTTGACTCCGCCCAACAAGTACAGAATCGTCGTCATTTCGAAATGGCCAGAAGATGAGAGTGACCTACTCAACTTATCTCGCAAAGCGTATTCCGGTATGTTACGCGATGGCGCGTTCATAACATCTCGAATGGCGCAAGAAGTCAACATGTTCAAACCAGGATCCTGTTTTAATGCGGTTGCCATCTACGTGCGCGACCTCAACGAGATTCAGAACTTTCCGCTCGGTTACCCCGACATTAATATGGTCGGGGAATGGATGGACGCCGATTTTGCGTTCACATGGGTTATGTATTCCCAAATGTCGATCAATACTGATTCATCAGCGGGGCTACCATTCAATGCCAATCATATCCTTCACAAATGGTTCAACGGGTTCGAGACCAGCGTCGGACTCGGTTCAGCACTATCAACGTTCCAAGCAGCTTGCGCTATGGAAGATGAGACGGCGCTTCGTTTAGCCAACAACGTACTACACGAAGCAGCCGACGCCGACGTCGTCGCTACCAATTCATTCGCAACATTAGCCAAACTTGCTATCGATTTGGCGCCTCAAGCGTTCGAATGGCTCGGTAACGTTTTCGGAGGCAAGAAAGCCGAGGAGAAGAAAGAGATCAAGAAAGAGGTCAAGAAAGAAATTAAACAGGGAATGCAACCATTAGCACGCCCGCGACCACGTAAACCACGCATGCCAACACCGAGACCATCAATGCAATCCAGACCGGCATCAAGCAAACCATCAGTTAAAGCACCTCCTAAACCACAGAGAGCCAAAAAGATGGGTCCGAAGATACCTTTGAGCACGTATCTCGGTAAGAAATAAAAAGCTTGCTCACTATGTTATGCACTGGGCCTACATAGTATATCATTCGCAGTTTTTCCCAGTTTTCTGCAAATATAAAATTTATAAAATCCTAACCACGGGCTTAGGGACAAAAATATAATTAACAGTTGAGCTCATGACGAGCGGGTGGCGGCCGGCGCCAATTTTTCTTTTTTATTTTTATTTTAAAATTTATTTACATATACATGTCGACTGAAAAGAGG